ACGTGTTTGTTGTGCCGTGGCAATTTGTTTGCCTGCACTGGGTATGGTGTTTAGTTATTGGTGGTTCATTAATTTTATGTATTATAATCGGGGAAATGGAAGACTAATATCTCGAAAAATCCCGAGAGCTCAGTTTTAAGATTTTTTTGCGCAATTTTTTTTTGGTTAAAAAACCTATATAAGGTTTATAATATCCCTATATTAACGTTAATGTATATTAGGAGCTATATTTTCTGGTGGCACGTCTTTAAGTCTTCTAGAAAAGAAAAAAGAGTCTCTCGGGCGTTTAGGGTCTGATCTATTACCGAATAATGAAGTTAAGGGTACATCTGTTTCTCGATTCGGGCCAGGTAAAATAATCTCTGTTTCTTTTTCTGCTATTATATCTACATCCGGTGCTAGTGTTATCTCTGGTAACACTTTTTTCACATACTCTAGATGCTCTTTGGGGGTAGGATGGACATCCATTCTCAGTACCTCTTTACGCTCCAGAGTACTAAAGCCATATCTCATTGACAGCGGGCGTGGTACCTTAGCAGCCCAGTCTTTACTTTCGAATACTATTTCACTAAAACTTGGTCTTATATCTTTGTATATAGTCTTATACCCGTTAATTATTGCTTGTAAAGAGCTTTGTTCAATGTTTTTCTTGTTAAAAAAATCTATATTATTAATAGATTCCATACATATGTTAAAATACGTACACTGAGAGGCTTTTAGTACAGCATTAACCGCTTTTATAGCTGCTAAGTCTTTTATTAAGTAATCGGTTGGGTGGGTCCAGTTTTCAACAAACTCTTTTGGATACTGGTTGTTGAATTGGTATATGTTTCCGCCTCCACCTCCCCAGTACCCGTCTTTCCATCTACTTTCTCTATTTACACCTGTCCACTGTACAATAATTAGGTCATCTTTGTTGAAACCGTACTGTTCATCTGCTTCCATTAACCGAGAGAATATAATTTGATTGGAACCTCCAGCCTTACCAAAGTTATAGTACTCTGCATTTGGATAGCTATAAGCAATTATATCCGCCCATGTAGACCATCTATACTCGGTAAAACTGCACCCAAATGCAAAAAAGCGCTTGTACATATATTATTCTATACTTATTATGTAAATATATCTATGCAAACCTATGCTGCAGTTATTATTGTTTTTACGGTACTAGTGCTCTTCATTCGTAGACAATTACGCAAGCAACATGGATGCGGATGTATTAAATGTGAATGTAAAAAAGACCAATGAACTTAAAACTGTTACAAGAAAAATATACTCAAATTGATGCGCTGTTGGAGTCTCTTGAGCCCGAGAAAAAGATGTTCGATAGCCCACAACACGGCGTTGAGATCGAAATCGATGACGAGGACGATAACAACGGTACATTGCATTACATGGGGTATGAGTTCCCGTTGTCCAAGACCTATAAGGCTGGAGTGATTCAGTACATTGTAGGTACCACGGTTAATAGCAAGTTGTATATGGCGAAGACACCCGATCAGTTTACTAAGGTGTTGGCGGCTTTAGATCGGGGCGAGGTGAAGCCTGCGGCTTCGGGAGGGGCGGGAGGGGGGATGACTTCGTCACCGTTGTCCAAGGTACAGAGAATGGCGACTGGGGAGCAGGTGCCGGTGTGGTACATACGCCCAAAGACCGGTGAGTATTACTCAGTAATGCGTACGTATATGACTAATGCTGATGCCGAGAAGTATATTTTAGATATGTACCGTAAAAAGGGTAATGCTATATTTAAGTCCGGGTATGGGGATAATTTTGACTGGAAAGGGGATAAAAATCCATTAAAAGGTTATGCTACAGATAACCAAAACTATACAGATGAGAAGTTCAAGTACGTGGACATTGGTAAGTGGGCCTCCAAGATGAACTTAGCCGACTATAGAGGCGGTCACAAGGGTGCTAACATTATTGGTCACCGTAGTAAATAAAAATGATTAAAAAAATTAAAAAGAAAAACCATTTACCATACATTAACTTAAGTGAGTTATATAATGAGGCTGTGTTGAATGGTGCAAAACCAGAGCAACCTTCTGTACCGTCTTCTGTACCTTCAGATGTAGCTGTTTCGGAACCAAAACCAGCACAACAAGCTGCACCTACATCCCAGGTATCTGAATATGATAAACTGTGTAATAAACATTTACAAGACGCAGTTAAAGCTTATGCATTAACTGAGCAAGAAATAGCTAATGCTCCAGGTATAACTATTGGTTCTCCTAGCGCAGTACAAGACAAGAATAATCAAAAAATCTTTGATACTTTATTTGATAAAGCACCTCCTAAAAAAGGAGATGAATCTGGAGCAGCTAGTAAAGCAGTTGGTTATGGAGAACTAGCATTATACTATCTTTTGAAAAAAGGTGGTAGTAATATAGTAGACAATCGTAGTGCAGGTAATGCAGATTTGTTAGTTAACGGTAATATAGGAATTGAAATTAAGAGCTATGATAGAATTACAAGTAAAATAACAATTGGTAGGTTTAAATCTGCTGGTAACAAGGTTGGAATAAAATTGGATGCTTTATTAAACGCAATCTTTAGTTTAAGTACATTAGAAGCTATGTCTAGAACAAGTAACAAGCCAGTAATGGAAGCAATCATTGAAGCTGGTTCTAAGACTACAACAGTTGTTAATACTGATAACTGGACCGGTGAACATATGAAGTTCGCATTTGAACATATCAGAGATTTTAATTTAAAAATGAACAATGCACTTGAACAAGCAGCTGCAGTTGGTTTCAATTTAGATCAGTACCCCGTGTTTACCACAATTAAAAACTCTACAGAAACTATTCGGAATTATTTAAAACAGGCAGGTGTAGTTGACGGTTCACTTAACAATCCTGAGTTAAATGCTGCAAAAATAATCAATTATGTTGTTAGAGCCAAGCTAGCAGAAAAACCCGGTGATCAGGGTTATATAGTTAATGTAAAGTCCCCTAAATTAGGCGGCACTCTAGAGTGGTATCAAGTTAATCTTAGTAACATAGAAAAAGCCTCTAGTCTTGATAACGGTAAAGCTAGCGGTGCATCTTTAAGCGTTAGTATTAACTTATTTAATAAAATTTAAATTACTTTCGCTTTCTACCAGCATCGGAACGCTGCTTACGAGCTTTTTGCCCAATACGACGTAACCACGCTGCGTGGCTAGCTGCACTTACACAATAACTTGGTCTGTTTTCTACTACTCTATTTTTAGCCATATTATTTCCTCCTCTTTCCTTTATCTGAGCGTGTTGCTCTCATAGTCTTAGCTACACCACCGCGTGAGCGGTATTCCTTAGCTAACGATTTTGATATATGACCTCGCGGTACTACTACTCCCCATTTATTAGTTGCCATAAAATTTGTTTAGTGATTGCACCTATTAGCAATTGGTCGGTAACCCTCTGCTTTTAAACCGCCAGAAATGTAATAACTTTCTGCAGCTCGAGGGTTCTTACATTCTTTAGCAAACAAAAACACTTTTTCTCCTACATGTAAATGTATTGCTATATTCATTTTGGTTAATTCATCAGTTAATATATTACCTGCACTAGTAAATGTATAACGACTGTTGCACATTTCTGTCATACGTTTGCGCAATGTACGCTTAGTTTTAGCTTCTACACTAGTACCTGTTTTTAATACTTCCTTTAACGTAGTAATGTAATAATTACAGCGTTTAAAATTCAATACGGATACTGGTTTTTTACCAAGAACAGACTCCGTGATCGGTATAAAGAGTATATCGTGAAATCTACCCCTACCGTTTTTAATTTTTTTTTGATCTAAAATATATTCTCCTACAAGTTCAAGATCTAGTGCATTAACAGTTGTTTCAGTATCGTAAAAGTACATAGCTATATAATAAGTTTTTTATAAAATAAATCAACTGGCAAAATAGTATTCATTAATTAAATAACATTATATGAAGTTTTCTATTGTTATACCTACTTTCAACCGTTGGGATTTATTAAAGAATTGTATTGACAGTGTTATCAAGACTGTTGATTTAACATTCGGAGAGATTATAGTTGTATCGAACGGTTGTACAGATAACACCCCGTTCTTAGTACAATCAACGTATAAGGATTATCCTGTACAGGTTATTTCCTGGCCAAGACCTCTTGGTTATCCTAAAGCAGTTAATATGGGTATATCAGCTTCAACCGGAGACATTGTTATTATGTTAAACAATGATACAGTATTTTTAAATAACAACTGGTATGATATTTTAGTTGAACCATTTAGGACTACTCCTACAGCAGGCGTCACCGGTGTTATTAAACGGTACCAAGGAGGCAAGCCATGGATCTTGTTCTTCTGTGCTGCTATTAAGCGTAGTGTTATTAACACTGTTGGTCTACTAGATGAAACGTTTACTCCAGGTTGCGGAGAAGATATCGACTTCTGTATAAAGGCTTTCAATGCTGGTTACACCATACATCAAGTACCAGAACAAAAGCTAGATCATATTGAAGGTACTAACAAAATGACTGGTAACTTTCCAATCTATCATGACGGAGGGGTTACAGTTAATAAGAACCCTAATCAGGGTATGATCTATGCTCGTAACATGAAAGTTATAGAAGAACGTTACGGTACACCTACAGACGGGCCATTATCATAAGAAGCGCATCTTATCGCAGAACTGGCTAGCACTGTACCAAAACTTTTCCCATACCTGCCTACGTAACCAACGTACTGGCTTAGTATGATTAAAGTACTTGTTAATCCAGCGCTTGTGCTCTCGAGCTATATCCTCTTTCATCTTTTTCCAACTCTTGAGACGCTCAGCATTGTCAGTCTTCTCAAACTTAGTTACTTCAACACCGTCTAATTGGCCTTTAGTAAATGTGGCTGCAAACTCTACCCAGCAATCATTGCCTGGTTTATCGGTTGAATTATAATCGTAGAATTGTAGTTTACCGTGGTACTCAGTATCTTCCCAGTACTCTCCTTTACGGTCTAGGTGACCGAAATCGAATTCGTCTTTATTATTAGGATCTGGTTCAACCCACACCTCTTCTGTAAACTTTTGTTGTAATAGTCTACCGTTCTCAATCTTATAGAGAGCTAAACAGTTTAATAAATCCTTAGTTTGGAAGTCTTTAATAGCACTAGGCAATCCTTCTGTCCACATCTCATCCGTCCAAGGTAATTTATCTTTAACAATAATTGTATCAAACAGTCCCATAGTGTTATTAGTATAGCGTTTTTATTTATTAAAGCAACTAGTATATATTTTTTATCCGGATTGTGTAAATATATACATGGGCCGTAACACGTTTAAACTACTATCAGAAAAGTATTCTTTAGTACAAGAAAATCCTTTAGAAACTGAAATTCAACCAGGTGGTATGCACAAGTCTGACCACAACGTTGAAATGACTCGTACCAAGGCTCGTCAAGCAGCTGAAGTGTCTGCTCAGCTTCATGAAATTTTAGAAAAGATCCCAGCAGAACATCCTATACAGGCTTGGATGGTTACACATGTCACTCAATCAGCTGACATGTTGCAAGACGTATTAGCTAAATTAAAAGAAGAAGTAGATAGTCCAGAAATGGAACCTGTCAAAGATGAAGCTAGTTACGAAACCCCAGAAGGTGCTGGAGAAGATATTGGCATGTCTGATACAATGACTGGACAACAAGGATAATTTATGAACAAGTACAACTATTCAAAAAGCAATTTAGCAAACAAATATCAGTTAGTAACTGAAAGCTATTTCCAGGAGATTAAAAAAGAACAAATTAACCCTGAACATTGGGATGAAAATCTTAATCATCCTAAAGTGTATTGCTTTGAAGAAGATGGTACATTAAAAAAGGAATGTATGCAAGGCTATGCAGAACCAACAGTACCAGAAAACACTGACGGTACAGATGGTGGAGTAGCTGGTAATATTGCAGCTGAACCAGGGTATGCTGGTTCTCAGGGCGGCGAGAGTCTAGGTGAAACAACCGATCATGTTGCTAAAATAAAAGAATGTATGGACATTCTAGAAAATCATTGTGCTGGTTGGTGTGCTTCAGGACATGAAGCAGCTCCTATGGCGCTTGAAACAGTACAGCGCTTAAAAGAATTTGTAAACGAATGCTCTTACTGAGCAGTTAATATATTCCAGACCATATTCTTATCCACGCCTTGAGGAATTAATTCCCAGGCTCTACGCATATCTCCATTCTGGAGATATGTTCTAAAATCTGTTCCTGACCCCAAACGAGGTGTTGGTTTTATATCTATAGCAGCAAGATACTCTCCGTATGTTTTAATTCTATCATATCGTCCTGCATCATCAGCATCAGTATAGAGTTTAACTTCAATCTGTCCTGCATCTGGAGATTCGTTTAATGTGGCTACGTATTGGTATATAGTAGCTACTGGAGATACTTCAGCTTCTATAATGTTTATCTTAGCTCTATACTGTTCTAATAACGGTTTATATAGATTCCATACAGCAAGCTTTTTATCAATTGTAATATTAGCATTATCTCTTTCAGTCTTAGAAACAATAATATAAACATCATCGTTTTCTTTTGCTGCTATTTTAGCTGCTTCAAAATGTCCAATGTGTGGAGGATTAAAGCCTCCTCCAAAAAATCCAACACTATATCTACGCTCTACAGCTGGACCACCTTCTGTTACAGGTTGCTGTTCTGCGGGTTTTCTACCGCGTTCACCAGCATATAAAAAGTTATTAGCACTAAAATTTAATCTATCTACTATCTTTACTTGGTTAGGTGTATCGCCAATATACAATACGTGGCCTTCCCCTGGAGCAGATATATAACTATCCCCAACAGGTATAAACGAATACATACCACTTAATTTACCTTCTACATTAGTTAATAGATTTTGAAATAACAATTTAATACGTACCATATCGTACGTGGCACCTATTAGACCATTAAGAGATGTTTTATTCTGTTGTAAATGAACTATTAAGTTATCTACTTTCTTTTGAGCATTAGCTTTAACTTTATCCGAACCTTCGGAAGCTTTCTTAATTACTTTGTCTTTATAAAATTTAGCAAAACCGTTTAGGTATTTGTTGATATCAAATTGCTCTCCACCCATAGCAGCTTTAAATATGCCGCCACCGTTTCTTACCATAAAATTGGTATATTCTCTTAAGCTCGTGGATAAAGCACCGCCTGTATACTCTGCATCAAATTCGTTACTGATACTATTAACCTTAACTTTAGCATCTTGTAGTAAGCCGCTAATAGTGTTTTTTAAATTAGGATCAATATTTAAATTTAACGATTTATAATTTGAACCTTCTGCAAACACTCCAGCCTTCTTTAAGCTACTTACTATACGGGTTGTGTCTCTACCAGCCATGCTAGAAGTAATAGCATCTCCATTTGCATTAACAGTAAATGCAGCATGTACCACTATACCCACAGGGGCTTTTGATACTTGCTGGTATAATGGAGATTGCGGGTCAGCTGGTATTGCGTACGATATTAAATTAGGACGAAACGTTACGTATTGTTTACCTTCAATTGTTTTTGTCTCAGGTGGCCTAGAAGGCGAAAATAATAAATCCCCTTGATACATTAGACCTGAATTATCGTAACCTTTTTTAAGGTAAGGAAATATTGTCTTGAGTACGTCTTTTAAGCCTTGAGGTGCTTCAGCATATAATTGATCAACTTCTTGCTCACTATGTACTAAATTAGGCACTTTACTGAATACAGTTTTTGTAGCAATAAAAAATTGGTTATCGAATTGCTCTCTTGGATCAATACCCCAAAATATAGCAGGGGAACCATCTACTTTTAAATTAACAGAAGTCTTACTTGTAAAGCCTTCTAGATATGAGCTAAAGTTTTCTACTTGCTCAATAAACTTAGCAAAACCTCTTTTACCTTCTTCAATAGCAAGATCCTCTAAATGAGATAGGTGATTTTTAAGAGTACTGTCTACTGTAGACTCTTCTAAAAGCTTTTCGCTAAAGTATTTCTTAAAACTTATCATTGTTTATAATATTTACTACCAATTAGGTTTAGTCCCTTTGTAATATAATAACTATATATGTTTTCTAGTATACCATTATCAGCATACCAATCAGTAACCGATGATGCAGATTCTGCTAATGTAGTTGATAAACCATCTGTACGAGTGTTCCAATCAATAAGACCGTTAACCGGGATATTGGTATATACATTATTATAGACAAAAAACTTATAGTTACTGTAAACTGGGGTTTTTAATCCCCAACCGAAAAATGAGCTTAATGGGTAGGAAGCTAATGGAAATGATAATGCGCTTGCTGACGGGAAGTAAGCTTGCATGTTGTTTGCAGTTACACTTGCATAGGATGTAATAGTAGGTACTTCTATTAACTCATAAAAATTAGAATCAAATATACTATTAACGACTATTTTTTGACCTGCTGTTACAGTTGCGCTTAATGGATATTGAGTTAATGCACTACCTAAATTAACATGGTCAGTAGTAGCATCAAAATTAGTATTATATTTTTCTCTTGTACCCCATAAACGTTCATGTGGTGTACTATAAAGATCAAATTGACGTTTTAGTACTGGTGGGGCGTTTAAGTTGTAGTTATCAAATTCAGTATCAACTAAATTCGCTAAAGAATATAGCTGATTAACACCGCTTGTCAACGGGTCAGCATTATTGCCTACAAAGTTAGCAGTTTTTTCATATGCTACTGTGCCAAAGTTCTCTGTAGGGTGTACATTATCCCCACCCATTGCAGATAGATATGTAATTAAGTTAGTATCTTCCTGTAAGAAAGGCTGTAATAAATAAGACTTAAGCAAATCTCCGTAGTTAAAGTTTTCATTTACTTTACGCACAAAATACTTTTGATAGAAGTCTGTAATATTAAAGTTAAATACCCCGGTTAAGCTTGTCGTGGTTAATGTGGCGTTCGCTAATGCATTAGCAGTAGAATAATAAGCAGGCGAGCCATACGGTGCTGGTTCAACAATTGTAGTAAAAGTCTTAGCACTTAACAACAGGCTTGTATTCATTACCGAGCTAGACATTGCAGAAAGCGGTAATGTACTTAAAATGTTTTTATAGTACCCGCCAGTATCTCTACCTAAATTATCGTATCTACTAAAATTAAACGTTGAGGCGTATACAGATGCTGCAGTACTTGGAGTTACTGTAGCTAATACATCAGTGTAACTGGCACCTTGGAAAGGATAATTTAATAACGCGGCATTATTGAAAAACGCAGATGATAATACAGCACTATTAACTGTTACTATAAATTGATTATCAGTATCAGGCCAAATAGTAGACGGTAATGGAATCGTACCACCATCAATACTAACATTGAAATGATTGGCAGATAAATTTTTTACATAAAATAATGCTGATAGAAGCACATTACTATTAGAATAAGATGGTGCATTACCATCATTGTTATCTTGTAAATTAGGTATATTAGTTGTATTATACGTTACCCACACTCTAGGGGTAGTAACTGTAAAACCGGAATTATATACTAAAGAAGGTATGTCGTCTATATAATAAAAATCTATAGAACCGTAATAACCTACTAACGTACCACTAGCTGAAGATACTTGTGTACCATCTGGGGTACTATATACTGGTACAATATTAGTAGCAGTAAGAGATGTGATAAAATTACCTTCTAGATCAGTAAACCTCCAACGAGGTCTTAACTGTGCAAATTTATTATCCGGTGTGGTTGTTTCCCACGGTTGAGATAATGAACCTTGAGAATATAAATCGAATACTAAATTACCACTCAATTGATTTGATGCAGAGAATGAAAATGTTAACGGGGTAAACGCGTTTAACTGGCCAGGGGGGCAAGACTGATAACCATGAAATAGTGCCCCTATTGAAAGATTTTGCTGGGTAAGTTCTGGCCAACGAGAATAATCCCAAGACATATAATCAGTTACGTAATTTTTTACTGTAATTATTTGTCTAAATATAGAAGGCGGACAACCGTTTTTAGGTATAACAGAAACCTTTACTTCAAACTTACCTGGCCATTTATATACGTGATCTGAACCGCGCATTACACTGTCTGTTACTTGACTTATTTCTTCTTCAACTCCATCTCCGTACTGTATAAAAATTGAAAATAAATTTAATATAGCAGTAGTTTGTGCACCGGTTGCAATATTAATATCTGCATACACAGGTGTTGCATATGCATAAGCAGTATTAATTGCTATTTGATTGTAAGACGCTTTAACTGTAAAGCCGCCGTTTGGCGCGGTACCAGTAATGTATGTAGAAACTAGGTTTTGAGCTTGCGAACAAAAAGGTATTGTCGGTAGTGTATATGTAAAATTATCGTTACTACTTGTCAGGCTCGTGCCTAGAGGGGTTGTTACTGTTACATCAACAACCCCTGTACCTGTAGGAGATACTGCAGTTATAGAAGTGTCTGAATTTACTGTAAAAGAACTTGCAGCAATATTACCGAAAGAAACACTGAGAGCGCTGGTAAAATTAGAACCAGTAATCGTAACAGTTGTACCCCCAGTAGTAAGGCCTGTATTAGGTGAAATACCTGATACAACTGGACCTGTAACAGGGGCTCCGCCTGAATTTTCAGTAATAAGTCGGTTGAGACTTTCAGTATTTAAGACGTTACCGTCTTCAGTATTGATGTATGTTGTTGCCATACATTACAAATTATTACAAGTAATGCTCAAGTTAGCCCAAATTATTTGACCTGTACCTACAGAAGCAGCTCTAAAACCAAATCTTATAATATCAGTACCTTTTAACAAACCAGTTCCGTCGTATGTGCAACCGCCGCCTGCAATTGGATCAATACCTGTTTGAGAACCATCAAACATAACAACACCGTGCTGTTGCAATAGGGAGCCACCGCCTGCGAGATCGGCTTGAGGATATTGCGCCTGTATAGTCTGTCCCCATGTTACGTTTGTACCATCCCAGCTAGTAGCTAACTGGTATACTACATTTAAGTTTATCAACGGGTCTCCCTGCGCGTAGCCGTTAAAGTTATATAAAAATATTTGTACATTATTAGGACAACCGAAACGATTAACTTTATAACCGCTCTGACCGGTGTTCCATCCAAAGAACGTTAAAGGGGTAATTCCTGCTCCCCACCATTGTTCAATACCATCAACGTTTTGTGGTCCAACTGGTGGTGCACCACCTGCAGTTATGTTTAATGTAGATGAATCTCTCTTTACTGCATGACCAATTGCAGGCATTGTATAAATTGGTGTGTAAGGAGCTGTACCGTTTAAGCTTGTATCTTGATTATAAACTGAAGTTATATTATTTATGTTTGCCGCTTTTAACACTGGCGATGCTAAAGAAATTGCAGCTGTAATTTCGCCGCCTGTTATGACTCCCGCGTCAAGATTTCTAATATGAGCAGATTTAATAAACACGTCGTTTCCATCCATTTCAAACGGTACATTTGCTGTTGTACCAATCTGATTCGTGTTAACTAATTGAAACTGATCTGCAACAATAGCAAAAGCACTTTCTAACCCTGTAGCTTTTTGTATACCAGTAACGTTGCCAGAGGTGTTTATACCAGGAAACGGCGTAAACACTCCTACCCATTTAGGGGATTGAGTATGGTCGTAATAGTATATCTTATTGTTGTCTTTAGTATCGTACCAGATATCTCCATCTTGGATATAAGAATCTGTTGGCCCACCACTACCGTTATACGGTGCAGTACCGGTGTTGTCTCTATAAAATACAACTTGACCTGCCCCTTCTCTTGTTGGAGCTGACCAGTGAGTACTAGACTCGAGTCCGGAAAAATCTCCTTTAATTAAGCCTACTATAGACCATAAAACCTGATTACCTGCAGGCACTGATGTAGTCCAACCCGATGGAGGATAAGGTGTATCACTAGGTGTGCTAGGCGCAGCGTTTGATCTTTGGTAACGCTTTTCATAAAAATCTCCTGTACCGGTTCCTGTAACTGTAGTGTTATTATAGTTATTAGTTACGGATTGACCTAATCCTTTATTCGTGAGATAATTTTTAAGCTCGTTAAATGTTATCGCTTTGGTATTACTCGAATCTACAATTGGAATCAAGTCTCCATCAGAAGCTGCTGCACCTGTAACTGTATTTAATTGTGAAATTTTAATGTCGGCCATATTGTTATTTATTAAATGTTAATTACTGAAGTATCTTGTGAGATGTCTGTTGAAACAAGTATGCGTGGTGTAATATTGTTTGCATCGTTTAAGTAAAGTGCCTGGAAAGGAGCTAATTGAGTGTTTTTAGTCAATATAGTAATGTCATTAGTTGGATAAGAAGGATTCCATAGTACTAAATTAACACCCTGTACCACCTCTCCTGTATCTTGACGTTGAGTATATACCATATATACTCCCGGTATACTTTCTATTTGAGCTGTTAAAGTAATTAAGTCAATATTATAACCCAAAGTAATTTGAGTCGGATCAAAGAAAGAAGTAATAATACCTGCTACTTTATTTTGTATAAGCTGAGTGGAAACTTTAGCTGTACGTTCTAACACAATTAATAATCTTGTTTGGTTAATAATAGTATTAACATCTTCACCAGTTGTACTGCTATAGCCTATTGTAATTGTTTTATATACTGGATCCATTACAATAATATCTGATGTAAGAGTTTTTTTACTAATAGCTGTATTTGTAATTAGAGTTTTTTGAGTAGGTGTTAAATAATTTACTGAATTACTTGTACTTCCCTGAGAAGCTCTCGGTAAAGCGTATATGTAAACATTATTAAAATTACATGACGTGGAGAATGCTAATTGATTGTATAATACTCTATTATCTTGATTAGGGTTAGTTAAACCAATATTATACAAATAACGTAAATGATTGTTAACATAATCCCCGTTACTATACACTAATACATCTTGTACTATGTTGTTAAACGTGCTCTTGATAAAATTTTTATAATCATCCCCTGTAACTAGTCTATACTGAGACTTGTAAGCTGCAGGTGCATTAGCGCGAATACTGTCTGCATTTTCAGCTTCTGTGTAAACAGTGGAGGTGTTTGCGTTGTTAAAGTTTAAATACGTAATACCTGAATCATCTAGGTATTGTAAGTCAGTACTGAATACATCTTTTTGTATTAAATTAAACTGAGCTGTATTATACAGTACAGCTGGTAAATTACTTAAATCGCCGGAGCCTATTTGACCGTTAATGCCTAACGTTTGCAAATAATATACGGCTACTATATCCCCGGCATTAAGTTGTTGACCATTTATACCGTTACCAAACTTGAGTTCATAGTTACGACTTTCGTTGTAACGAGCTTCATATGTGGTTGATGTTGCAGTTTCTAGATAAAGAGACTCTGTACGAGACCATTGCGACCATTTACCTGTTGCAGCACTCTGTACATATACATCAATATTAAAATGATCTACTTGCACCGCACTACCTGGTGTAACAAATACAACTTCATTAGTAGCACCTTGAGCTGTGTATAGAGGATACTCAGTCCATTTACCCTGATACATTAATGTTTGGTTGCCAATACTATCAATAAATTGTTCTGTAGATAACGTTTTGGTAAATGTTATATCTGTATTAAACGTGTAAGGTGCATTGTTTACTCTAATAAACGAGTAACGAGGTATTGTATATGCCCCAATTGGTAAGTCAGCTGTTGCAGAACAGGTAAATGTAACTGTAGAAGTCTGAACACCGATTGGAGAGTAGTTAATAATTCGAACTACCTTATTAATGTTCTCGTAAATCTGCGCATCACTAAACATAGACTCTGAAGAAGTCTTATTTAAGTAAAACATAAACGTGTGAAACGCGTATGCAATACAATTATTAATAGCATTTAAATTAGAACCTTCAACGTATTGATCCGTCCATAAACCGCTTTGTGTTAAGCGTGTGCGTAAAAAGTCTCTAAGGTTTGTAGCATCGAACGCAATGTATTCATTAGGTTGAATGTTTAGAGCTGATGCATCTGTATATGTTGTCGACATCTTATGAAATTATATATCCTGTTTTACTTAAAGTGCCTGGTATATTAACAGCTTGATTGTTAAGATATGGCATTATTATATTTAAGTCAATGTAATAGGTTTGCTCGCTAATGTTTAGTCTTATGTTTACGTTTGAGACGGTTACTCTTGGCTCGTATGTGGCTAATCCGCTTACAATTGCATTACCAATACTTCTAGCATTTGTTTCGCTTATTGGTTCAAACAAATACTGAGTCAAGTTTAATCCGTATAACGGATTTAATAAGTTCTGGCCAGGCATTGTATTAAATAAAGAGTAAATAGAATTTTTAATAGCTGCTGCGTCATAATCTGCTTCTAAATCTTTATTTATAGGGTTACTAAAGTCTAATTGTAAATCCGAATACGTGTAACGATTGGTTACCGTAGCCTTTTGTAAACCTGTAAAACTTATGGATGGCATCGTGAAATACTTAGGGAAGGAGTAAGTATAATCATTATATGAAAAACAGTAAGTTTAACTCTTTGTTTGAAAGTGCCTACAATCGTTATACTCAAGGTAACGGCTTTTTAGTAGGGGACGTTGTTAAATTAAAATCCGGTTATGAAAGCCTGGATAGCTTTAAAAAGTTAGGCGAGAATGTTAAACAACGTATTAAAGAAGCAGTCAAAGCAGGTAATAATATTCGTGTTGGTAGATTACACAACTATAGTGCAGGTTCACGTTATAGTGCTGAAGGTGCAAATCAAGCACCAGCTGAATTAGCTGATTGTTACGAAGAGTATGCACCAGGTATGGTTGCTAACTTAATGACCCTCCCTGTTGAGTGTTTAGAGGAAGTAGATACAGGTACAAATTTAGCCCCTGTACCAGATGGTCAAAAAGATATGAGAGACCGTACAGCTGAAGGCGAAAAAGAATTTAAAAGCAAAGCAACTAACGAACAAACTAAGTCAATGAAGAAGCAAACTCATGTTGAAAAAGGCGATTACGAGTTAGCTACAAAAAATACAAAGCTTGCCCACTCTAACAAATATAACGACATGCAGCCACCAAAGGTGAAAAACATGCAAAAGACAAAAAATATTAACGAGTCTCAAACGCTTCTAGAAAATTTATACCTTAATATCCTTACTGAAGATATTGGTACAGAAGGACAGAGTGCAAATGGTTCTCAAGATGGTGGTGACCAGCTAGCTGGTAACCCTCAAATGCAGTCTGAAGTTGAAACGGGTGCAAATATTAATAGTCAAGAAATAGAAAACCTTCTTAAGTATTATAATGACATTATGATTCAACACGGCCTCTATGGTGAACCAAAACGTGCAAAAATCTTTGATGCGCTTCGTAATGGGAATACTAGGGCTGCAGCTGAAGAAATTTGTTATTCATACCATGATCAAAATGGTGGCGAACACGAAATGAGTGGCTATATTAATGATATAGAATCTGAACTTAACCACATGTTACATAATGATACGCCTCAAGGTGTAGAAGATGAAGGTAACGAATTTACTGGTGATTTAGCTCATACCCAAAAAGGTGATAAATTTGAAATCGGAGGTAAAGAAGTAACTAACACGACTGGTACTATTGCTGAAGAAGTATGCCCAATTTGCGGTATGAATGTTTGTAAATGCGATACGCAAAAGTCTAAAGTAAAAGACGAATCTGGTTTACAAGCTTATATTGGTAAAAAGAAATACGGTGCAGCTGATTTCAAAGCTTTACAACAAGCTGGTAGAGAGCACGATAAGAAGAAGAAAGAAGAGATTAAAGCCAAGCACTCACACCAAGGTAGTTAATGCAATAAGACAAGAGAAAAAGTTAATCTCTTGATCCATTACTAAAGCAGATCGATACAGATATTCAGAGACTTGCAGCAATGCAAGTCTTTTTTTATCTTCTGGTATAGAGCTCTTATAAATTGCATTGAACAAGTCTTTCATTAACTTAGGGTAATCGTTTCCAAAGGTTTGCTCCGACTCTATAACGAATTTACGTATAGACGTAAGGTCTTCTTTGTTCACCGTTTTATCCAAGATCTCCTGTGCGAATCCCTCGTTATTAATCGTATTACTAATAGACAATACACTATCAACTACGCTACGTTGAACATAGTTAATAATCCTACGTAGATCCGGGTAATGATAGCGAATAACTTCTTTAATCTTTTCTATCTGATCTTTACCTACTTGTATCTTTTCGGTACGGAGTATATGACCTACTCGCTTAGCGTATTCTCCAATAGGAGGAGTAAAATCAGTAAAAACTTGACAGCGAGATTGGATCGGTTGAATAATACGATGTAGATAGTTGCCAGTGAGGATAAAACGGGTATTACCGGCATA